TCATTTAATCTGATTGAATTACGAAATGGGCAGTATTGTCTCTATCCAAACAACCGTTGTCGCATCTTTGACACCTCAATGACACCACAAAACGTCAAAATACCTGATTTTAAGGTTTCAACACGTATTTTTGAAGTTGAGAATGATGTAAACTGGGGTCGATTAGGTGATTGTGACGATTACTTCTGGACAACACCCGATGAAAGACGAGAAGAGTAGGTATATTTTACATTGGATTGCTCAATTATCCAAAATTCGACCAGAATTGGGTAATTTTGCAATTTGTCCTTATGCATCAAAGGCAAAATTTTCGATTGTTGAAGAAAAATTGTGTCGAATCATGCCAAATCCTGATTTTGATGTTATAATTTACATAGTTGAAGATAATATTGACAAACAATTCCTGTATGATGCAGTTGATGACTATAATCATAACTACTCTGACTATAAATTCATCGCAGATCACGGAAAAACAAAGACATACATACAAGGAATCCAGACAAGTAACGGAAAATACAATTTAGTGCTATGCCAACCAAGAGAAGAACTCACTGAAGCACGAAAAAAGTTGGCAAAAACCGAATATTACGACCATTGGGAACAAAATTACCTTGAAGAGGTCTTAGAAGACGATTATGGAGTCATCAATGACAAAGAAACACGTTAAAAATGCTCACATGGGCACACATTTACTCGTTGAGGTGTATAATGTTACCTTTGATAAGTTAAATGATGTGCAAAAAATTGAAGAAAAGTGTGTTGGAGCATGTCAAACAGAAAATTTACAGGTATTGAACGTTTATACTCATCAATTTGACCCATATGGAGTGACTTGTACTGTCTCTTTAGGTGAAAGTCACCTTTCATGTCATACTTGGCCAGAAAAACAGTGTGTTGCCTTTGATATTTTCACTTGTGGTAACAAAAATCCACGTTCAGTAGCATGGTGGTTGCTTGAATACTTTGATAGTGATGATTATGTGATGAATGATTATGCAAGATAGGGTATAAATAAATCTAAAAGCATTAATAATGGCGATTAACGCAAAATCAAAAGGATTTAAGGATATCAGTCTGTCTTTTTCACCACATCCAGTGACAAAAGACCTTCCTATTATTGCGAATGAGCGAGCAATCGTTAGATCAGTGCGAAATTTAGTTGAGACTATTCCTACAGAGAGATTTTTTGACTCATCTTTAGGTACAAGTGTTCGTGAATTACTATTTGATAATTTTGCAGGTTCATCTGTAATGATTATTGAAGATATGATACGTACTACCATACAAAATTATGAGCCTAGAGTAGGTGAAATAGGTGTTGAGGTCAATGCACAACCAGATGACAACACATTTGAAGTAAAAGTAATTTTTGACATCAAAGGATTACAAGCACCTGTACAGTCTTTCTCTTTTATATTAGAACCAACGAGATAATATGCCCTTTACTCAGTTTACAAATTTAGACTTTGATGAAATCAAAGTACAAATCAAAGATTTTTTACGTTCAAACTCAAATTTTACCGATTTTGATTTTGAGGGTTCTAACTTCTCTGTCTTAATTGATACGTTAGCGTATAACACATATATTAATGCATTTAATGCAAATTTAGTTGCAAATGAATCATTCTTAGACTCCGCTACAATTCGTGAGAATGTGGTATCACTTGCAAGAAACATCGGTTACGTACCACGCTCCAGAACCGCTGCAACCGCTTCAATTAGAATTGGAGATATAAACTTAGGAGCAACAAATGATAGTACACCTAAGTTCCTTACACTACGTACTGGGTTAGTTTGTGTAGGTAATGTTCAAAATACAACTTATCGTTTTTCTATTCCAGAAGATATTACATCAAGTCGAGTTAGAGACATAGGTGGTACTTCTTTTGCTCAATTTGAAAATCCAATCACTATATTTGAAGGAACAGTTTTGCAGAGAGTATATCGTGTAGATACATCGCAAGATCAACGTTATATAATTGATAGTCCAAACATTGATAGTTCAACTTTAACGGTTTATGTAAAAGGAACGAATGATGTTGGACTTGGAAGAAAGTATAGCATGGTTGATAATATATTAAATTTGGATAAAAACTCTGAAATATACCTTGCACAGGAAATACAGGATGAAAAATATGAAATATTATTTGGTGACGGATTGTTTGGAAGAAAGTTAGAGAATGCATCTATCATAACTGCAAAATATCTTGTGACTGATGGTGAAACTGGAAATGGTCCTTCTAACTTTAGTTTCCAAGGATCGTTTACTCAGAGTGACGGAACTTTATTTACACCATCTGATACTATTGACATAACCACTGTCTCTAGTGCCTCTAATGGTGCTGAAAGTGAAGATGTGTCTTCTATTAAGTATTTTGCTCCAAGGTTGTACTCAGCACAATATAGAGCAGTTACACCAAGAGATTATGAGGCAATAATAGGAACAATTTTTCCACGCACTGAATCAGTTGCTGTTATTGGTGGAGAGGAATTAGACCCACCACAATTTGGTAAAGTTCAAATAAGTATAAAACCAAAAAACGGTACATTTGTATCTGACTTTGATAAATCACAAATTAAAAACAAATTAAAGAACTTCGCTATCGCTGGTATAAATTCTGAAATTGTTGATTTAAAAATACTATATGTGGAGATTGATAGTAATGTTTATTATAATCCATCGTCAGTCGCTTCTTCTGAAACTTTAAAGACTGAAATAGTTGATGCATTGAATCAATATGCATCCAATGTTGAAATCAATAAGTTTGGTGGTAGATTCAAATTTAGTAAAATTAATACATTGATTGATCGTGTTGATAATGCAATTACATCAAATATTACTAAAGTAATTGTAAGAAGAGATTTAAAGGCATTATTAAATCAATTTGCACAATATGAATTATGTTATGGAAATCGTTTCTTTATAAATCCTGCTGGATTTAATGTCAAGAGTACAGGATTTACAATAAATGGGTTTACTCAAGTGGCATACATTACTGATGTTCCAAATAAAAATGCATCTGGAAATCTTGATGGTAGCATGAAAGGTACACTCAGTGTGGTTTCAAAGAATAATAAGAATCAACAAATTGTTTTAATCAAAGATGCTGGTATCGTTGATTATAAAAAGGGAGAAGTAATACTGAATACTATAAACATAACATCAACAGTGAGTGAAAATAATATTATCGAAGTTCAAGCGTTTCCTGAATCAAATGATGTAATTGGTTTGAAAGACTTATATTTAAATTTTGACGTATCGAATAGTACAATAAATACTGTGAAAGATGTAATTGCTTCAGGTGAAGATGTTTCAGGAGTTGTATTCCAGAGAGATTACTATACATCAAGTTACTCTAATGGAGATTTAGAGAGGAAATAATTTATGTCACAAATTGACAAAAGAATAAAAGTCAGCACAATAATAGAGAATCAGTTACCTGAATTTCTAATAAATGATTTTCCCAAAGCTGCTGATTTTTTAAAACAGTACTATATTTCACAAGAGTTTCAGGGTGGTTCTTCTGACTTAATCAATAATCTATCTCAATATTTAAAAGTAGATAACCTTGTTCCTGAAGTAGTTGTTGGAGTTACAACTACTTTATCCGATATATCAACAACTGATACTACTATAACAGTCCCTAGTACGAAAGGTTTTCCATCTGAATATGGATTACTTAAAATTGATGATGAAATAATTTCATATACTGGTATAACATCTACAACATTTACTGGTTGTATTCGTGGTTTTAGTGGTATAACTGGATATAATGTTGGTATATCTTCATCTCTATTAGATGTTAACCGTGAAAGTCTTAAGTTTAATAATACTACAGCAGCATCCCATGTAACAGGTGCTACATTAACAAACTTATCAGTTCTCTTTATTCAAGAATTCTTCAAAAAAATGAAGAGAACCTTTTTACCAGGTTTAGAGGATAATGACTTTGCAGAGACATTAGATGCTGGAAACTTTGTAAAATTTGCACGTTCTTTTTATCAATCAAAAGGTGTAGAGGAATCAATAAGAATTTTATTTAAAGTATTATTTGGTGTTGAATCAAGAATTTTAGATTTAGAGGGAAATTTAATTAAACCCTCTGGTGCTGAATTTATACGTCGTGAAGTTGTAGTAGCAGACTTAATTGGAGATGGTGAACCACAAAACTTAACTGGACAAACAATATTTAAGTCCACAGATACTTCAACTAACGCATCAGTTTCAGAAGTTGAAATAATAAAGAGAGAAGGTAGAAATTTTTATAAAATTGCATTATTTGTAGGTTTTAGTGACCGTGATTTAATTGAAGGTGTATTCACTATACCAGGTAAAACAAAATGTATAGGTGGTGTACTAGCAGGTGGTGATATAATTGATGTTGATTCAACTGTAGGATTTGGAACTACAGGAACTCTTGTTAGTGGTGTGAATCATCATATTGATTATACATCTAAATCTATCAATCAATTCTTTGGATGTACTGGTATCGGGGTTGGTATTGGAACTGCTGATGATGTAAGATCTGAAGAAACAATATTTGGATATGAAAACGGTGATTTGACCAAGAGAGTTGATTTAAGAATTACAGGTGTATTATCCGAATTGTTACCAATAACAGACATTAGTTTGGTTAATGAATCAGAAAATTTATTTGTTAAGAATATAGGTGAGAAAATTGATAATGATAATGAAAATTATAAACAAATTTTTGCTAATTCATGGATATACAATACAAGTTCAAGATTTCAAGTTGAAATATCAGGTTCTACATTTAAATTAAGAACAAAAATAGACAAGTCATCATTAAAAGTTGGTGATGATTTTGAAATTTTAAAAAGAAATGAGCAAACTATCGTTGGTGGTGGTACAGTTGGTAGTATTGACGTAACTTTAAATCAAATCAACGCAATTAATATCGCTGGATTTACTCAAGTTTCAACTCAATTATATGATATTAGAAGAAAGACTGAAAAGGTAACAAGTTCAGGGGTTACACTTGCTCAAGGGAACGATAAAATAATTGCAGATACATTAGGTGTGTATGTTGATGGAAACTTAGATGGATATGTAACTTCAAATTCACTACCAAGTTATGATATAACCGTAGATATTGTAGAGGAAACATTAACTGGTGGAACAGATGCTAATCTAGACGGGTTTAATAATTTAAACAAAAGATATAGTTTTATAAGATTTACTCCACCTCCAAATACAGATATTAAGTTTATACAAGGTGATCCTGTTGTATATCAACCAGATGGTGAAGCATTGGTTGGTTTAGATACAGGTAGGACATATTTTGTAGATCCAGTTATACCTGGTCCAAATCAGAATATCTCTAAGATAAAATTATATAATTCAGCTGCACAGATTGGTACCGCAAGTACAGTTCAAGTCGGACCCACGACTTCTACAACTGAGAAGCATAGATTTGTTTTACAAAGACATTCTAGTAGGGTGTTAGAGGCAGATAAGATATTAAGGAGAATCCCACTATCTCAAAACTTATTCGTTGCATCTAATCAGGATATACCAACTAATGATATTGGTATATTAGTTGATGGTGTGCAAATTAGATCACCAATTTCTGATAATCAAATATTCTTTGGTAATCTTGAATCAGTTGACTTGTTAAATGGTGGTAGTGGATATGACATACTTAATCCACCTAAAGTTGGTATCGAAACAAGTGTTGGTGGTATAGGTGCTGCTGTTGAACCAATTATTCAGGGTACTGTTAAAGATGTATTTGTTGATCCTCAAGAGTTTGATATTGAATCTATAACAAGTATTTCATTAACAGGTGGTAATGGTAATGGATGTGTTTTACAACCAGTTCTTGGAAGTCGTAATCGATTTATTGAATTTGATAGTAGAGATATATTCTTTAATGGTGGTATTGATATTATTAATGAAACTATTACTTTTAAGACAAATCATAGTTTAGAAGATGGGCAATTAGTTTATTATAATTCAAATGGAAACTCTCCAATAGGTATTGGAAGTGCATATGATCTTACAAATGAAATTACTGATACTTTAACTGATGGTTCACCTTATTTTGTAAGAGTTGTTAATCCAAAAACTATCAGAATATTTGAAAGTAAAGTTGATGCAACATTCGGATCTACTGGCATCAATACTGTCGGTTTATCTACAGATACAGCAGCAAGTGGTATTCACAGATTTAGAACTGAAAATAGAAACACTCTTGTTGCAGTTAAAGTTCTAGAAGAGGGTTCAGGATATACTCATCGTAAACTAAGAGTTAAACCTACTGGTATATCAACAGCAGCAAATGTTATTACTTTTAATAATCATGGATTTGAGACTGGTGAATTAGTTGAGTATTCTGCTGAAACAACGACGATTCAAGGATTATCAACAACATCATCATATCTAATTAAAAAATTAGATAATAATTCTTTCCAATTAGCAAATGCAGGGGTTGGTGGAACATCTACTGTAGATTTTGATAGAGGTAAGTTTGTTAACTTTGAAACTTCTGGTTCAGGATTCCAAATCTTTAATTATCCAGAAATTAAAGTAAATGTAGAAGTTTCATATGGTTCAACTATTACTGGTGATATCATAATTACTCCACTTGTCACAGGTGAACTTATTGGTGCCTATCTGTATGAAGGAGGTACAAACTATGGTTCAAATACTTTGGATAAACAAGTAATTCCTAAAGTTACTATTGAAAATGGTAAATTTGCCGAATTTAAACCTATAATTGTAAATGGAAGAGTACAGGATGTAGCAGTTGTAAACAGAGGTAGAGAGTATAATTCAAGTCCAGAGGTCAGGGTTATATCAACTGGTGCTGGTGCAGGTGCTGTTGTACGTCCAGTAATTCAAGGTGGACAAGTTATAGATGCAATTGTGACCAATACAGGTATTGGTTATGATAGTAATTCTACAGAGGTTAGAGCATTTCCAAGAGGGCAAAATGGTAGTTTCACAGCAAGGGTTAGAAGTTTAACATTAAACAATCAGTCAAGATTTGGTGATAAGTTCTTATCAACTAAAAATAATCAATTAAAATTTGGTATATTAGGATATTCACAAGAAACTGCTACTAATTTTGAAAATACATTTTCGGTAAATCCTAATACGCAAGAATTTACACAAATAACAGGTCATTCCCCAATTATAGGTTGGGCATATGATGGAAACCCAATTTATGGACCTTTTGGTTATTCGGAAGCAGATAATATTAACTCTGAATTAAAAATTATAAAATCATCTTATAAGACAGACATATCACAAGTAAAAAATAGACCATCAGGTTATGCATCAGGTTTCTTTGTTGAAGATCATGTGTTTGATGAATCAGGAGATTTGGATATTCATAACGGTAGATTTTGTAAAACACCAGAATTTCCAAATGGAATATATGCGTATTTTGCAACAGTCAAATTAGGATCAAATACTAATAAATTAGAGGGTGTGTATCCTTACTTTATTGGAAATACTTACAGATCACCTTTTATTCAAGAAAATCAATTATTAGACCAAGATTTTGATTTCAATAGTTCTGGGTTAAGAAGAAATACATTGCCATACAATGTAGATGAGAATTTTGCAGGAAATGATTTTGTTATTGAATCATATGAAAAAATAAGACAATTATCAACTATTGAAGCAGTAACAAAGGGTAATGTTGATGCGATAACTATTTTAAATGGGGGAGATGGATATAAAGTTGGTGACTTAACTAATTTTAATGATGAAGGAACTAATGGTGCTGGATTCCGTGCTGAAGTAAGTGAAATAGTTGGTATCGGAATATCAAGAGTAGATACTGTTATTACACCATTTGAAGGTGCAGTATTCAAATGGAAGAGTGGAACTGAAATTGAAGCAAATTATTTACCATTTTTTGAATTAAATGATCAAAATGTAGTTTCAATATCTGGTTTAAGCACATCAATCGTTAATCTAACAGATGCATTTAATGTAGGTGTTAAAACAGATAGGATAGGTCTTGCCAAAACTATGGCAATAGGTAATGGTAATGGAATTATTCAAGACATTTATGTTACATCAATACCTAATAGTGTTTCAATTGGTGGTTCATTAAGAGTAGGTGCAGCAAATACATCTGACTCTGAAGTTCTCAAGGTGTTAAATGTATTCCCTATAAGAAAAGTTATAAGGGTGCAGAGACATGCAGGTATCGCACATACACTTGGTTCCACTGTTGATGTTTTAAATAATCGAATCACCATTCCTGTAAAAACAACTCAGTTTGAATCTGATTTCAATGATATAATTTACTTTAATGGTCCACAGTCAGTTGGAGTTGGTACAACACCTGGAGGTGCAATAAGTGTTGATAGGGTCATTGGTGAAATAAAAGAAACCACCTCTATCCCAACAAGGACATTACATATTCCTAACCATCCATTTAAAACAGGACAAAAATTAATTTTAAACAAAAGAAATGGAGCAAATCGTTTTGATGTAGGACGTACTCCTCTTGTTACTGAATTTAAGTTACCATTTGTAGGTCAAAATTCAACTGAAGTTTTTGTTATTGACAAAGGACCTGATAATATAGGTCTTGTGACAACTAGAGTAGGTATTGGTAGCACTGGTGAGGGTTTATTCTTCTATTCTAAAGGTTCTACTTCTGGTATTAATTCAGGTTTTTATAATTTAACAACAACTAAGGAGCAAGTAACAGGTAATATTGATAAAATTGTAACCACTGTTTCTACAAACGTATCAGCAGCTAATACTACAACCCATAATTTACAAGAGGGTGATATTGTCAAATTAAATATTGTTCCAAATTTAAGTGTTGGACTTGGTAATACAAATCCTATTAAGGTTGATTATAATTCTGAGTTCCAAAAATTATTGTTTAATAATGTAGAATTTACTGCTTCAGATGTTGAGACAAATCAAATTGATATCATCGATCATGGATTCCAAACTGGTGATAAAGTATTCTATAAAGGTAATGCAACAGGATTAAGCACTGGAACTTATTTTGTCAATAAAGTCAGTAGTCGTAGATTCCAATTATGTGAAACTATATTAGATGTTCAATCTAATCCAATTCGACCAGTTGAAATTGTTGCTAATACTGGTGGCACTCAATCTATCGCTCCAATAAATCCCAGAGTGGATGTTGTTAAAAATTCAAAATTAACATTTGGACTATCGACTACAACATTAGCTGGATTTGATTTTAAAATATTTTACGATAAAAATTTAACCAACGAATATTTAAGTTCTCAAGATTCAAGTTCATTTAATGTTGGAGTTGCAGGAACTATTGGTATTGGAACAAATAACTCAGATCCCACAGGTGCAACACTTACACTTCAATATTCTGCTTCTGCTCCTATCACGCTATATTATGGATTGAGTAAAGGTGGTTTTATAAGCACTGCGGATACTGAAGTTTCAAATTACTCTGAAATAAGATTCATTGATAGTAAATATAATGGTGAATATAAGATATTCAATGTTCAAGATGATACCTTCCAACTATCTCCTAAAATTCCTGAGTTTTTATCATATACAGTAGATGATTGTGATAAATTAGAATACTCTACAAAATCAACAGCTGTTCATGGTGCGATTAAACAGTTTGATATATTATCACCAGGATTTAATTATAAAAAATTACCTCAGTTTGAATCAGTAACAAGTGAAAATGGAACTGATGCAAACGTGATTGCTTCCTCTAAATCCATAGGTAGAATTAAAAAGGTAAGGATTGTTGATATTGGATATGAATATTCATCTGACAAAACTTTAAGTCCTCAAGCATTTATATCACCAGTTGTTAATATTGATAACCTTGATGTTATCAGTGCAGTTGATATTAAAAATGGTGGTGCAGATTATATCAGTACACCCAACTTAATAGTGTTTAATCCACAAACAAATACAATTGTGGATGACGTATCATTGCAACCATTCACTCCTAATCAAACAATATCAAAAGTTGATGTATTATCACCCGTTACTGGTTTAGATTCTGTAGTTCATAAGATAATATCAATTAATAATTCAAATGGTGTTGGTATTAACTCAGTTCAAACAAGTAGTTCTGGTCTTGTCACCTGTTTCTTGGAGACTCCTATTAATGGTTTTGATGAGCAACCATTTGCAGTGGGTGATGAAATTTTTGTTGAGGGTATACAAAGACTTGGTGAAGCAGGTATTGGTGCAACTCAAGGTGGTATTTCAACCAATACAACAGTTGCTGGTGATGGTTATAACTCTGAAAATTATAATTATCAATTCTTCAAAGTTACAGACTATGCTGCTGGAACACAGGTTCAACTTGAGTTTAGTTTGGCAGGGGTGACAACAAATCCTGGTATTGCTAAAACTTTCCAATCTGGTTATGCTACAATTGTTAATAAGAAAAAATATCCTGTAATTGAACCAATACAAACTAGGGGTGTATTTGAATTAAAAGAAACTTTAATTGTTGATGATATCTTTACTGACCTTAAAGTTATTGAAGTTAGAAATGATTATATTAAAATTGATGGTAAATTTAAACTTAAGATAGGGGATAGAGTAAAGGGTGAATTAAGTAATGTTTCTGCTGAGATAACAAGTATTATTGATAATCAAGCTAAGTTTACTACCGATTTCTCTAATAGACAAGATTATGGTTGGTTAGATGATATTGGAAAACTTAACGAAGATTACCAAGTCATACCTGATAATGATTACTATCAAAATTTATCATATACAGTTAAGAGTTCAATTGAGTGGGAAAAATTTGTTAATCCAGTAAATAGATTAGTTCATCCATCAGGATTGAAAAATTTTGCTGATACTTCAGTTGTATCCAATTTACAAGTTGGTGTAGGTGAAGTTCGTGAGTCCAATCAAACTGTTGTTCTTGATGTTGGAAATATTCTTGAATTAAAAGATAAGCAAAGAGTTGATGCTATTAATAATTTTGACTTTGCAAGAGATTTTGATACTAGAATTAATGGTTCTAAGTTCCTAACACTTAAAAATAGAACACTTACTGATTTTACAAGATGTAAAACAAATAGAGTTTTAATTCACGATGACATTAGTGAAAACTTCTCTAGTGATGGATTTGAAAGCACAAACACAGTCTTGGATGTTCTCGATGAGGAATTTGGGCATTACCTAGTACAAATTGTTGATCCTGACACATCTGATGCACAATTTAGTGAATTAGTTACATTAACCACTGAGACTAATGCATTTTTATTAGAAAAAACAACTGATTTTACAACAATTAAATTAGGTGATTTTGATACTGATATATTAGCAACTGGAACAAAAAATCTTTTATTTGAACCAACTGAAAAATTCGTAAGAGACCATGATATTAAAGTATTAAAAATTGATTTTAATACAGATTTATCAGGTATTGGAACAAATAGCATTGGACATGTAGATTTAACAGGTGTTAACTCTGGTGTTGGAAGTACAACTGTTGGATTTACTACATCATCAATAATTGAAATACCAAAAACTGATTTCAATTCTCTTTATGCAACTTTATTTGTTCAAGATTCAACTACAAAAGAAATTAATTATAGTGAAGTAATAGTAGATTTTGATGGAGTTGATACGACAATCGCAGAAACTTATGTAGATACTAAATCTGGATTAAGTAATAGTGTTGTTGGTGTTGTAACTGCAAGATTTGAAAATGATTTAATTAAACTACAAATAGAAAATGATAGGATTAACACTTTAGATGTAAGAGCAAATATCGTTGGTCTAGGAACAACAACAGCAGGAATTGGTACATTCCGTTTCTCAGTCGGAGGTCAACCAGCAGGTGCAGAAAGAAGTGCAAGATTAGAATCAGGATATATCACTGGAACAACAAATCCAATCACATATACAACAATAAACAAACTTATTGATACAAGTGTTAAATCGTTGGTTAGAGTTTCATGTGGTGAAACATCAGCGGTGCATCAAATAATTTCAATTAGAGATGCAGATGATATTATAACAGTTCAATATCCATTCGTATCTGCTGGATCAACAACTGGTATTGGAACATTTGGTGGTGAGATAAGTGGAAATGATATTAATTTAAGATTCTATCCTGATGCTGAATTTGATTCATTAATAGAAATTCAGTCATATAATCAAATTTTCTATACACCAAATGATTTCGCTAATACACCACCAGATTTAATTTATGGAACGGTAGACCAAAGTTTATTCTTAACAACATATGATGGTGCTGCTGGACTCAGAGCGAATAAAAAAGATTTTGTGTTAAAACATAAAGAAGTACCAATTTACTCTAAAACATTTAATCCAGTTGGAACAATAAGCACAACTACTAGTGTAGTAACAATCAATAGCCATTTCTTCAATAATGATGAAGAACTTACTTATACTCCAGATTCAACCTTTATAGGTGTTGCAGGGACATCTATTTCTATTGGTGCTACAGCAAACGTTGCAGGTGTTGTTACAACTATATTACCTGACACCGTTTTTGCAAAAGTTCTAGACGAAAATAGATTTGAATTATTCACAAGACCAGAGTATGTCTCATCTGGAAATGCAGTTACATTTACAGGTATTGGTGGAGGTAATGCTCATAAGTTATCAATGAAAAAACAACTCACTAAGACTATCATAGGTTTAGATGGTGTTGTTCAACAACCAATAACATTTACGTCTATTACTCATAATTTTGGAGTATTTGATGGATTTACCCATAACAATAACATAGGTGTTGGTTTAACTCAATTTGTATTAAGTGGTATCAGTTCAATACAACCAACTGATTTCTTGAAATTAAATGGTGAGTATATGAAGGTTACTGAGGTTGGTTTCTCAAGCACACCTACAGGCACTATAAATGATTCCGCTGATGTAGCAGCTGGTATAGCAACTTTACCTGTTGTCAAAGTAGAAAGGGCACAGTTAGGAATTGCAGCAACAACTCATTCTGCAAATGATGTTGCTAGAATACATAGAGGTTCATTTAATATAGTTGATAGTACAATATTCTTTGCAGATCCACCCAAAGGAAATAATAGGTCAAGAAGAGATCAAACTAATTTACCATTTGTAAAAGCAAACTTTAGTGGTAGAACTTTCTTAAGAGCAGATTATACAACAAACATGTTGTTTGATGATATATCAGATAACTTTACAGGAATTGGTAAAACATATACATTAACAGTTGGTGGTGCTAATACCTCATCAGGTATTGGATTAGGTAACGGTGTATTGTTCATTAATGGTGTATTCCAAACTCCATTGACTGTTAATAATACAGGAAATAACTATGAGTTCACAGCAGACACAACTGCTGGAATTTCAACTGTCGAATTTACAGGTATCACATCGACTAATGGTGATTTCATTGTATCTGAATTTGATATAAACCAAAACCAAGTTCCAAGAGGTGGATTAATTGTATCATTAGGTTCCACACCAGGTCTTGGATACGCTCCATTAGAGGGTGCTAAGTTTAAAGCATTCAAAGACGCAAATGGTGGCATCACAAGTGTAGTTGGTATTGCAACATCATCAGGATTCAATCTTGGTATTCAGACAGCTGCCTATGATAATATAACTGGTATCATTACTGTTACTACTGAGAAAGTACACGGTTTTGCTCTTGAGAGACCTAATACAGTCAAACTTAAAGGTTTAGAGTTTGTATGTCCAAAAACTGTAGTTGGTACAGTAACCAATGCAACTTATAATCCTGCAAATGGTGATTTAGTAGTAACAATTGCAAATCATGGTTTAGTTAACGGTGATGCAGTAATTCTTAAAACAGGTGGTATTTGTTTCACTTGCGATAAAGATAGTAATGCGACAGTTCATTGTTATCCTCGTGCAACTGACCCTGCTGCAAATCGATACCTAACAGTAAGTAATGTAACTACAAACACATTTAAAATTAATGTTGGTGCTTCTGCTCCAAGCGACCAGTATGTACATACATTTGATTCTGCTGACGCTGACGCTGTTAAAACAATTGGTGGTGGTGGATATGTAGGAGTAACAACAACAATCTTCCAAGACCACGAGAGACCATTATTTGTTGTTGGTATTGTCTCTGATAGAACATTTGAAGTTCAGGCAGGTGCAAGCACTATTCCACACACATATCAAGGTGGTGGACATGCCTTTGAATTCTTTGAAGATTTAACCTTTGGTTCAGGATATAGGCATCCTGTTTCAATTGGAGTTACTGATTTAGCGTTTGAGCATAGATTTGTTAGTGCTGGTATTAATTCAATACGTAAGGGTAATTTTGCTGCTACAGGAGCAAATGCATTTACAGCAACAAATGCAGTTTATACTTCACATACAGGTCAGTTAGTTCTAACAATACCAAATCATGGTTTATCTACAAGTGATACAGTTGGTATTGATACTGGTGGATTAGTATTCAAATGCTCAAAAGATAATTTCTTCTCAGATCATCCTTATCCTCGCTCTATATCTAAAACAAGTTTCCCAAATTCAGATCCTATTGCTGGTATTCAAACCGCTATCATTGGAACTACAAATAATACAATCACTTTAAATGTTGGTCAAGGTGGTGGCGGTGGTACAGGAGCAGAGATATCTGCTGTGGTTGGAGCTGGTGGAACACTTGCATTAACAATTGTTTCTGCTGGAACAAGTTATGTTAATCCAGAACTTATTATACCTCAACCAAACTATGATAATTTAACAATAAAAGGTGTTTCAAGAGCAGGTCTAGGTGCAACAACTGATACTGGATCAAACTTATTAATTGATGTAAAAGTCAGTGCTGCAAAAACAACAGTTGGTATAGGTTCAACTACCTTTGAAATATCTGAGTTCTCTATTGCAAGACCTGGTCATTCATTTAAAGTTGGTGATAGATTTACACCAGTAGGATTGGTTACTGCTGCACATTTATCAGCACCTCTTCAACAATTTGAATTGGAAGTTGTCCAAACATTCAGTGATAAATTCTCTGCATGGCAATTTGGTGAATTAGACTTTATTGACTCAATAAGAAACTTACAAGATGGAGCAAGAAAGAGATTCCCATTATTCTTCAACGGTCAATTATTGAGTTTTGAAAAAGACCTTAATAATTCACGTTCTCAATTAATCGACTTAAATGCAATTCTTCTCATATTTGTTAATGGTGTAATTCAAAAACCAGGTGAGGCATACCAATTTGAAGGTGGCACAACATTTGAATTTGAAGAAGCACCAAGAGCTGAAGCAAAAGTAGATATATTCTTCTACAAAGGGCAGCAAGGTGTTGATGTAGACGTTGCTGACATTCAACAAACTGTAAAGATTGGTGATGAATTAAGATTGTTCAAACATCCAGTTGGACTTACAACTTCACAAGAGGCAGAAAGAACATTAAAAGAATTACTTGGTGCTAAATTAGTTGAAACTGACATTTACACAGGTAAGGGAATAGATGAAGCAAATGATAAACCTGTCAGATGGACAAAACAAAAAGTTGATATTGTCTTAGGTGGTAAAAAAATTGATAAATCAAGAGAAATTTTAGAACCACAAGTATATCCTACTGCAAAAATTATAGGTGATTTAACATCATCATCAGGGACACAAAATATTAATGGTATATTTGTTGATGATGCTGAAGTATTCTTCTATGAAAAGGGAGACCACTTAACAGCAACAAACCCAAATGAGACTGATGGTGATTATAATTTAGCATTCAGTTCAGTTGATGCTCTTATTACATCTGGAGAAATACATGTAGGTGCTGCAGCAACAGCAATTGTATCCTCCGCAGGAACAATCAGTTCTTTAGTTATAACAGAGGCAGGTTCAGGTTATAGTGGTCCTGTTTCTATCAAGATAAGTGCTCCAGTAGGAGTTGGTACAACTGCAATTGCAACAGGCACAATAACTAATGGTTCTCTAACATCAACTACAATCACAAATCAAGGTTTAGGATACTCTGCATTCACCCCACCACAAGTGATAGTCGAATTACCAACATTTAAAACTGAAAAAATAACTTCAATCGAAAATGTAGAGGGATTTACAGGTATCATAACAGGTATTACTACAACCACTGGAACAGGTAGTCATCCATTAGCTCTTAAATTCTTCTTCAGAGCAGATAAAACAGCAAACACACTTTTAGTTGGTTATCCAGTATTCATAACTGACACATCTGTTGGAAATGGTGTTACATCTGTAGATGACCAAGATTTATCAGTTGTTGGTGTTGGGACAACATTTGTAGACAACATTTATAAAGTAAATGCAGTCACTACTTTAGGTGAAGCAGGTGAGATAACTTGTAATGTTCACACTAATAGTACATCATCAGTTCTTGGTATTGCACAAACAGGAAACTTTAATAATAGTAATCCTGGCATCAGCACTCAGTTAGGAAGAATAACATGGGGAAGATTATATAATGCATCAAGAGCAACGACTCCAATATCAATTGGTGTGACAGGTTTTACTGTTAATTCTGGATTAACTACATTCCCAACAATACAACGTAAGAACTATACTATTGGGTCTCTTAGAGGTCTAAGGTCTTCAGGTGCTATCAGGGTATTTGGAATTTGATTAAATTACCTCTATAAATAAAAAGAAAAAGTTTAAATACAATGTCAGCGATAATTACT